GACAGAGCACAAAGGTAATTATCGTTTCTACCCCTCGTGGTATGAACCATTTCTACCGCATGTGGCATGATGCGGAGAGAAATAAAAATGAATACGTTCCCACTGATGTTCATTGGTCCGAAGTTCCTGGTCGTGATGAAGCATGGAAAGAACAAACCATTGCTAATACTTCAGAAGCGCAGTTTAAGGTTGAGTTTGAGTGTGAATTTCTAGGATCTGTCAACACTCTAATTAATCCATCAAAACTTAGAAATCTTGTTTATGAAGATCCGATCAAAAGAAATGCCGGATTAGATATTTACCAGAATCCAATAGAAGAACACAATTATCTTATGACGGTTGACGTTGCTCGTGGTATGGGTAACGATTATTCTGCATTTGTAGTTTTTGATATTACTGAGTTTCCATATAAAATTGTAGCAAAGTATAGGAATAATGAAATTAAACCAATGCTGTTTCCCAGTGTTATTCACGAAGTAGCAAAGGGGTATAACGGTGCTTGGTTATTGGTTGAAGTAAATGATATTGGCGATCAAGTTGCTAATATTCTACACTTTGATCTAGAATATGATAATGTCCTTATGTGTGCGATGAGAGGTCGTGCTGGACAAATTGTGGGAACTGGATTCAGTGGCAAAAAATCCCAACTCGGCGTAAGAATGACAGCAGCGGTCAAAAAGTTGGGATGTTCAAACTTAAAGACTCTTTTGGAAGATGATAAATTATTGACAGTTGATTATGATATTATATCAGAACTAACAACATTTGCTCAGCGTCATAATTCCTTTGAAGCAGAAGAAGGGTGTAATGATGATTTGGCAATGTGTCTGGTCATATTCTCTTGGTTAGTTGCTCAGGATTATTTTAAAGAGATGACGGATAATGATGTCCGTAAGAGAATTTATGAGGAACAGAAAAATCAAATCGAACAGGATATGGCACCGTTTGGATTTATTCTAGATGGATTGGATGAAAACAGTTTTGTAGATTCTGAGGGTGATAGGTGGTTTACAGATGAGTATGGTGATCGTTCTTATATGTGGGATTATCGATAATGGATATTGATGATCAGATTAATATAGAGCATATATTATTTTTAGATAGGGAATGTAGGGTTTGTGGTAAGACAAAAAATCTTATAGAAGATTATTATCTAACAAGAAAAGGTAGAGGAGCTTTTCCTTCAGCATATTCATATGAGTGTAAAGAATGCACTATAAAAAGAGTAACTGATAATAGAATTTCAAATAAAATTTTGGACAAGTGGGAATATCCTGACTGGTAAAGTTGTTCACGCATTGTTTCCCCGTTTAAAATAGACTTTTTAATAAATAATTTCAGATTAATCCTGGACTTGTAGGAGAATAAAGATGCCGCTCAATTTAGCATCTCCTGGAATTGTAGTTAGAGAGGTTGACCTCACTGTTGGTAGAGTAGATACGACTAATGGTGCTATTGGCGCTTTAGTTGGTCCATTTGCAAAAGGTCCCGTAGAGGAACCAATTCTTGTAGAAAATGAATCGGACTTACTCCGTTCTTTTGGAGAGCCATACGCAACAGACAAACATTATGAGCATTGGTTAAGTGCTTCGTCATATTTGTCCTATGGCGGCAATATGAGAGTCGTTAGAGCAGATGACGATGATCTCAAGAACGCTGTTAGCTCTGGAAGCACCGAAATTAAAATTAAGAGCTTAACACATTATAACCAACTTGGTTATGATGAGAATACTATTCAAAATGCAGTGTTTGTTGCAAGAAATCCTGGTTCTTGGGCAAACGGAATTAAGGTAGGTATTATCGACTCCAAAGCGGATCAAATACTTACGATGAGCACCACTGCCGTTACAGTTTTTTCAGAAGCGATTTCTAATAGATCTGGAACTCTTGTAGGAAGTGCTTCAACTATTGGTATTACTACAACATCAATAGCTCTTGGTCAAGAAGTTGTCTGTGACGTATCTGGTGTCGTTTCTTCGGGAACAACTGTTACCGCAATTGGCGATGGTGTAATCACTATTTCAAATGCTTCTTTATCATCCGCAGATGTAACTACATCATTTGATTTTGGAACAAGAACAACAACTTCAGCAGCACCTCAAGTTGGATATGGTGTAACTCAAGATGTAACTGGCAGAGTTGATACTCTAACAGGAAATACCAATACTCTTGATGGTCACCTTAAAGGTATTATTACCGAAGTTGGAAACGGTGAAGTAAGTGTAAAGGTTCTCGCACACGTTTCTGCTGCAGGAACTGTTACAGAGGTTGATTATGCACCGTCTAGTGTTTATTCATTCTACTCATCAGCAAATGTAGCGATTCACACTAATGGTCAATCAGTATCTTATGGAACAACATCAGTAACTGAACAAAAAGATTGGTTTGATCAACAAACTATTTCACTGACTGGTTCACCAATTTATTGGAATTCTATCGCTGATAGACCTGCAACTTCCGCATATGCTGCAGCAAGAGATTCTAGATTTGATGAGATTCATGTTGTAGTTATCGACGACAATGGTGAAATAACAGGCAATTCTGGAACTATACTCGAAAAGCATCTTTCACTTTCTAAAGCTAAGGATGCAGAATATTCCGTAGGAAGCCCATCTTACTGGAGAAAGTTTATTGCTAACAACTCACAATATGTCTTTGGTGGATCGGCACCAACTGGAATTGTAACCACAGGTTTCAGTTCAAACTTCGATCTCGAAAGTGATGTTTCTTGGGATCAAAATACAAAGGGAATTACATTCTCTGCTTCTGGTTCATCATCTTTAACTCTTTCCGGTGGAAAGAATTATGATGGATCTTCTGATGTTGAAGCATCTGGTGCATTAACAGCAACTCTTGGAAATCTGAAGACTGGTTACGATTTATTTGAAAATACTGACAACTATGATATTGATTTCCTGTTGATGGGATCTGCAAATTATGATGCTAATACCGCGTCAGAATTGGCAAATAAATTGATTTCTATCGCAGAATTGAGACAAGATGCTTTGGCATTCATTTCACCATATAGACTTGCATTCTTAAATGATGCAGCTGCTGGATCTGTAACTGTAAATTCGGACGCAACTATTACTACAAATGTAGTTAATTTCTATGCCGCTGTCAAATCTTCAACATATGCAGTCTTTGATAGTGGTTACAAATACATGTATGATAGATTCAGTGACACATTCCGTTATGTTCCTCTGAATGGAGACGTTGCTGGAACTTGCGCCAGAAATGACTTAAATAACTTCCCCTGGTTCTCACCTGCTGGAACTGCTAGAGGAGCGATTCTAAATGCGGTTAAACTTGCTTACAATCCAAGCAAGGTTCAAAGAGACAAGTTGTATTCTAACAGAATCAACCCCGTCATCTTCTCACCTGGAGATGGAATCGTCCTCTTCGGTGATAAAACTGGATACGGTAAGGCATCAGCATTCGACAGAATTAATGTTCGTCGCCTCTTCATCTATCTGGAGAAAGCAATCTCCGCTGCTGCAAGAGATCAACTCTTTGAATTCAATGATGAGATTACAAGAACTAACTTTGTAAACATCATCGAACCATTCCTCCGCGATGTTCAATCTAAGAGAGGAATCTTTGATTATGTTGTTGTTTGCGACGAAACAAACAATACCGCTGCTGTCATTGACAACAACGAATTTGTTGCTGACGTATTTGTCAAACCAAACAGATCGATCAACTTCATTGGTCTGACCTTCGTTGCTACCAGAACTGGTGTTTCTTTTGAAGAAATAATCGGTAACGTTTAATTTAATCATTAATCAAACTTAGAGGTAAAAAACAATGGCAACCAGAAATCAACTTAATCCACCCCCACTAAGAAAGATTACTGACTTCAAGAGTAAGCTTGCTGGTGGCGGCGCACGCTCCAACCTGTTTGAGGTGGAACTTTCGTTCCCCGCTCTAGTTGGAGTCGCTGATGCTAATGACATCCTTAACAAGGCAAGATTCCTTGTCAAAGCAGCAAACCTCCCAGCATCAAACGTTGCTCCAATCGAAGTTCCCTTCAGAGGAAGAGTTCTGAAGATTGCTGGAGACAGAACCTTTGATACCTGGTCAATCACCGTTATCAATGATACAGACTTCGCTATTCGTTCTGCTTTCGAAAAGTGGATGAATACAATCAACCGTGTATCTGATAACACTGGTGCAACTGACCCTGCTTCTTATCAGGCAGATGCTTATGTTTATCAACTTGATCGTAATGGCGACACCCTGAGAAAGTATCATTTCTATGATGTTTTCCCAACTCAGGTTGCACCTATCGAACTTTCGTATGATGCACAAGGTATCCAAGAATTCACCGTTGAACTTCAAGTTCAGTGGTGGGAAGCAGTCAAGGGTAGCGGCGCAAATGCAGGCGGCGAAGACATCAACTAAATAGTCAATAACCAGTAAATTTATTATACAATGGCAAGACTTTTTGGTTTTTCTATTGACGGCAGCCAAAAACCACCCTCAGTAATTTCCCCCGTTCCTCAAACCAATGAGGACGGGGTTGACAATTATATTGCGAGTGGTTTTTATGGTTCATATGTTGATATCGAAGGCGTATATAGAACCGAACATGATCTTATTAAGAGATATCGTGAAATGGCACTTCACCCAGAATGTGATGGTGCCATTGAAGATGTTGTAAATGAGGCAATCGTTAGTGATCTCTATGATTCTCCGGTAGAAATTGAGTTATCTAATCTCAATGCCAGCGATAAACTCAAAAAAGTAATTAGAGAAGAATTTAAATATCTCAAAGAAGTTTTAGATTTCGATAGAAAGGCACACGAAATCTTTAGAAATTGGTATGTTGATGGTAGAGTATATTACTTGAAAGTTATCGATGTCAAGAATCCTCAGGCAGGTATTCAAGACCTGAGATACATTGATCCGATGAAGATCAAATATATTCGTCAAGAAAAAAAGGGAGATCCAAGACTCAACATTTCTCTTCCTCCATCAATGAGGAAAGATCAAGACGTTACTGTCAAAGAACCAGAAATTGAAGAATATTTCCTCTATACACCAAAATCAAATTATCCAAGTGGAACACTCAGTGGTGCCGGTGGTAAGAAGGATTCTGTAAAGATTGCAAAAGATTCTATTGTCTATTGTAGTTCAGGTCTTGTAGATAGAAACAAAGGGACAGTATTGTCTTATATGCATAAGGCGATCAAGGCACTCAATCAACTGAGAATGATTGAGGATTCTCTGGTTATCTATAGACTTTCCAGAGCACCTGAGCGTAGAATTTTCTATATTGATGTTGGCAATCTTCCTAAAGTAAAAGCAGAACAATACCTCAAAGAGGTTATGTCTCGCTACAGAAATAAGTTAGTTTATGATGCTAACACTGGCGAAGTTCGTGATGATCGCAAGTTTATGTCAATGATGGAAGATTTCTGGCTTCCAAGAAGAGAAGGTGGTAGAGGAACTGAAATCTCCACACTTCCTGGTGGACAGAATCTCGGTGAACTTGCTGATATTGAGTATTTCCAAAAGAAACTTTATAGAGCACTTGGAGTTCCTGAGTCAAGAATTGCTGCTGATGGCGGTTTCAATCTTGGTCGTTCTTCCGAAATTCTGAGAGACGAACTTAAGTTTGCTAAGTTTGTTGGTCGTCTGAGAAAGAGATTCTCTCAAATGTTTAACGACATGTTGAGAACGCAATTGATTCTCAAGAATATTGTAACTCCCGAAGATTGGGAAGTTATGTCGGATCACATTCAGTATGACTTCCTGTATGATAACCAGTTTGCAGAATTAAAGGAATCTGAGTTACTTCAGAGCAGACTTGGCAATCTTGCAACTATCGAACCTTACATTGGTAAGTATTATTCTACCGAATATGTGAGAAAGAAAGTGTTGCGTCAAACTGATTCAGAAATCATTGAGATTGATGAGCAGATTGAAGATGAAATTAACAAAGGTATTATTCCAGCTCCTGGAACAGTAGATCCAATTACAGGAGAACCTTTACCTGGTGGTGATATGGGAGGAGACCCAATGGCAATGGGTGCTGATGGTATGGGAATGGGTGAAGTTCCTACTGAACCAGATATGGAAGCGCAAGCAGCGGCGGCAGATGCTCAAATGCAAAAGGACACCAAAAAGGCTGAGATATAAATAGAAAATATAATAGATTAATTTTTTATGGATAACGTTATCGATCTGATTGCAACAGGTGCAAAAGCATCGGAGGTTTCTGATGCAATTAAATCCGTTCTGTATGCAAAGGCTGCGGAAAGAGTTGATGCTGCTAGACCAATTGTAGCAGGATCAATATTTGGTGGTGAAGGACAAATGGATGATACCGAAGAGGATCAAGAGTAATGGCAAGAACTTTATGTAAGGGTGCCGAACAGGCACTTCCTATAACAACTGGTGCAGCAACTAGTTTTTCTGAAGCAACTGTTGTCCGTTTAGTTAATACAGATACTTTAGCACAAGTTGTTAATGTTGTAGAAACTCAAAGTGGAACTGGTATTGGTTCATTCACAATGCCGGCAGGAACAGTTGAATATTTGGAAAAAAATCCAACACAATGTGTTTTTGCTTCTGATGCTGCGGTTCTTGGTGCAAAAGTAGGATTTACTGGATAAACAAATGAAACTAATCACAGAAGAAATTAACAAGGTAGAATTTATTACCGAAGGTAAGGGTGCTTCTAAGAAGTGCTATATTCAAGGTATTTTCTTGCAGGCTGAGCAAGTAAACCGTAACGGTAGAATGTATCCCATGTCAATCATGGAGAAAGAAGTCAATCGTTACAATGAGAGTTTCGTCCTGAAAGGGCGTGCTCTTGGAGAACTTGGTCACCCTGATGGACCTACTGTAAACCTTGACAGAGTTTCTCACAAAATTTGTGACCTTCACAGAGAAGGAAACAACTTTGTAGGAAAAGCACAACTGCTTTCTACTCCTATGGGTAAGATTGCTTCTTCTCTTATTAGTGAAGGAGTTACTCTTGGCGTTTCTTCTCGTGGTGTTGGTTCACTCCGTATGACCAATGAAGGTCATAAAATTGTCGGTGAAGATTTCATGTTAGCAACTGCTGCTGATATCGTTGCCGATCCTTCTGCCCCTGATGCTTTTGTTCAGGGAATTATGGAAGGTAAAGAGTGGGTTTGGGAAGGAGGAATCCTTCGTGAGCAACTCGCAGAAACCACAAAGAGACGTATTAACACTCTTGTTGACCAAAGAAGACTTGAAGAGCATAAGTTGAATCTTTTCAACGATTTTCTCTCAAATCTTTAATTTATAAATAAATATAGATTATAACAAGTAATCAAGAAAACAAATGTCCGTTGGTAGCAATTTACAAGAAATGGAAAACGTAGTAACCAAAGGGGCTGCTCCTGCTGAGCCAATGCCTTCAGCTGGCATTCCAGTTGAAGATCTCGGCGGTCCTACTCCTGAAAATTATCGTCCAGATGACGATTCCGCAAAACTCAAGGATCCTGGCGCAACTCTTGCTCAGGTCAAAGATGTCGTCAACGCCAAAGCTATGAAGGCTGAGGAAGTTGAGGCTGATGAAGAGCAAGAGATTGTAGCAGAAGAAGAGGAAACTGAAGAGGAAGTTGTAACCGAAGAGGAAGCAACTGAGGAAGAGGTTGTTGAACCCGCAATTGAGTATGATATCGAAGAAGATGTTAATGCTCTTCTCGAAGGTGAGGAGCTTTCTGAGGAATTCCAAGAGAAAGCACGCACCATTTTCGAAACTGCTATCAACGCAAAGGTTGGAGAAATCAAAGAACAACTCCAATCTGCATACGAGCAAGCACTCGTAGAAGAAATTTCAACTATTAAAGAAGGTCTTGAGGAGAGACTCGACGCATACCTTGAGTATGTTGCCGATGAGTGGATCCAAGAGAACGCTCTTCAAGTTGAGCACGGTCTTAAGACCGAAATGACCGAATCATTCCTTGCTGGAATGAAGGGTCTTTTTGAAGAACATTATGTAACCATCCCTGAAGATAGATATGATGTAATCGAGAGCATGGTAGATAAACTAGATGAAATGGAGTCTAAACTCAACGAGCAAATCGAAAGAAATGTTGCTCTGAACCGTAGATTAGCTGAGTCAGTTGCTGATGTAATCTTTGCAGAAGTTGCTGAAGGACTTGCCCTTTCCCAGAAAGACAAGCTCGCTACTCTCGCAGAAAATGTTGAGTTTGAAAGTGAAGCAGACTATCGTGAGAAGCTTGTAACTCTGAAGAAGTCATACTTCCCAGAGAACGCTGGCACTCAAAGAGACCACTCTGAAACCATTTCCGAAGGAACACAAGTTGAAACTCAACAAGTTTCTTCCTTGATGGAGTCTTACATGCAGACTCTGGGTAGAGTCTCTAAAAAGTGATTTTTATATTATACAGTTCAAACTAACTTTTTTAAAGAGGTAAATTCAAATGCAAATGCCATTTAGTGAGCATCTGCAGGAGAAGTGGGCACCCCTTCTGGACTACGACGGTCTTGATCCTATCAGAGATTCCCATCGTAGAGCCGTAACTGCTCAACTCCTGGAGAACCAAGAAATCGCACTTCGTGAAGAGCGTGAGTTCCTTTACGAAGCACCAACCAACGCTGCTGGCACCGGTGGATTCGGTGGATCTTCCACCCCATCTGGTCCTGTTGCAGGTTTCGATCCCGTTCTGATCTCCCTGATCAGACGCGCAATGCCTAACCTGGTCGCTTATGACCTCGCAGGCGTTCAACCAATGAACGGTCCTACTGGACTCATCTTCGCAATGCGTTCACGCTACACCGATCAAAGTGGTGCTGAGGCATTCTTCAACGAGCCTCTGTCTTACCACTCTGGTATCGGCACTGATGGTGTTATCAACGGCACCAGCTACACCGCAGAAGCAGGTGATGGCGTTATCTCTGGTTTCGGTACTGATTCACAGACCACCAATAACCCCGCTGCTCTGAATCCTTCAACCCAAAGCACTCAGAATGCTTACGGTGTTGGTCGCGGTATGACCACTGCTAAGGCAGAAGGTCTTGGCGAATCTGGTAACGATTTCAACGAAATGGCTTTCTCGATCGAGAAGGTCACCGTTACCGCAATGTCACGTGCCCTGAAGGCTGAGTACTCACTTGAGCTTGCTCAGGACCTCAAGGCAATTCACGGTCTGAATGCAGAAGCTGAGTTGGCAAACATTCTGTCAACTGAGATCCTTGCAGAAATCAACCGTGAAGTCATCAGAACCATCTACAAGGCTGCTGAGTCTGGCGCTGCTGCTAACGTTGCAAACGCTGGAACCTTTGACCTTGACGTTGACTCCAACGGTCGTTGGTCTGTTGAGAAGTTTAAGGGTCTGATCTTCCAAATCGAGCGTGATGCTAACCGCATTGCACAAAGAACTCGTAGAGGAAAGGGCAACATGATCCTCTGCTCTGCAGACGTTGCTTCCGCTCTGACCATGGCTGGTGTACTTGATTACACCCCTGCACTCAACGCTAACCTCAACGTTGATGACGCTGGCAACACCTTCGCTGGTGTTCTTGCTGGTAAGTTCCGCGTCTACATTGACCCATATTCGGCAAATAGCGCAGAGAACCAGTATTACGTTGCTGGTTATAAGGGTGCTTCCCCTTATGACGCAGGTCTCTTCTACTGCCCATACGTTCCTCTCCAAATGGTTCGTGCCGTTGGTCAGGACACCTTCCAGCCCAAGATTGGCTTCAAGACCCGTTATGGTCTTGTCTCCAACCCATTCGCTGAAGGCACCAACCAGGGTCTTGGTCGCATCACCGCTAACAGCAACCGCTACTACCAGCGCGTTACCGTTAAGAACCTCATGTGATCTCGATTCACATATCTATCGAGGGGGTCTTCGGACCCCCTTTTTTTATCTAAATACAAATAAAACTGATAATGACAGTTTCACCATTTAGAAATCAAATACAAAATAGAAACTTCTTATCTCCCGTAGGATTTGAGTTTAAACTTGGCAAAGAACCAAAGGTATCTTTCTTCTGTACCAGCGCAAGAATACCAGAACTTTCTTTACAAACAACAATTCAACCATCTTACCTAAAGGATATTGATTTTCCTGGAGAGAAACTAAACTATGGAGATTTGACTCTAAGGTTTTTGGTTGATGAGAATATGGAAAACTATATGAAAATTCATAATTGGTTAACTGGATTAGGTTTTCCAGAAACTACTCAAGATTATGTCGATTTAATTTCAGATCCAGAAGATGTGACACAACCTGGAGATACAAAGAGAGAATATAGTGACGGATCTTTATCAATTTTGAATAGTAATTTCAGAGTTAATAGCATTGTCAGGTTTAATGATCTTTTCCCAGTCTCTTTATCTTCTTTGGAATTTGATACTGCTGCAACTGATGTCCAATACTTTACAGCAGAGGCAACTTTCAAGTATACTGTCTACTATATAACTGATTCTGACGGCAGAACACGCTTATGAACCTTGAGCAAATTCAGGAGATGTGGGACAAAGACTCCCAGATCGACCCTGATAACCTACATGATGAGTCTTTAAAAATACCTCAACTTCACGCCAAGTATTATACGGTCTACAACACCATCACCCTGCTTCGTGAGAAAGCAAGAGAAACTCACAGTAGAGTAAAACTAGAGCGTTACAACTATTACACTGGAAAGGCACCAGCAGAGGTGTATGAGGAAGATCCATTCCCATACAAAGTAAGAGACAAAGACGCCTTACAGAGGCATCTGGAGGCAGATGAGAAACTTACCAAGTTGGACATCAAAATCAAATATTATGATGTGATGTTGAAGTTTCTTGAGGATGTTATCAAGACTATTTCCAATAGAACTTTCCAAATCAAAAACGCTATAGAGTGGCATCGTTTTCAAGCAGGGTTTAACTAAATAATTAGAAAACGATGAAGACGTTTAAAGAGTTTATATCGGAGATGGGCAAATTAGGACCAATTGTTCGACGTAAAAAACGTTGGCACGAACTATTACCTGGTGGCGATCTTAGTAAAAAATATAGTTTAAGAACATATCAAGGATTAGAAAAATATTCAGCAAATACAAAACCTGGATATGTTCCTAACAGAGACCCATCCTACGAAACAGATCGTAATTACGGCGACAACCCTGCACCACAAGGTCCACCAAATGTTGTAAGAAGTAATATGCCCATTGTTGGTGGAGAATATGTAAATCCAGACAAACCTCCTGCGAGAGTTATTCAAAATCCAGGACTTAAAAATAGAAAATTAAAATGGTTGTTCTTATCTCCCAAAGAAGGAGGCACTGGATTAGAAGTCTAAATATCAATAACTGATTGATATGAATGTCTCATTTGATTATATCAAAGAAGAATGAAGTATATCTTCAAGTAAAAGCAGAACCACACGTCTACTACGAACTAGCAGATCAGTTCACGTTTGAGGTTCCTGGCGCAAAGTTTATGCCTCAGTATCGCAACAAATACTGGGATGGAAAGATTCGTTTATTTAATACCCAGACTGGTGAGATATATGTCGGGTTATTGGATAAACTCACAAAGTTTTGTGACGACCATGAATATACCTATGAGTTTGTAAACAACAAATTCTATGGTCTTCCTTTTGAGATTAATGACTTCATCTCAAAGGAAGGTGTGAAGGATTATATGAATGCTATTTGTAAGTATTCCCCCCGCGAATACCAAGTAGAGGGAGTATACGACGCCCTAAGACATAATAGAAAGCTATTGATATCTCCAACTGCTTCTGGAAAGTCGTTGATGATATACTCGATTGTGAGATACTAC